GATGTGTTCCATGAGGTTGAGCAAACCTTTAAGGGCGGAAGCGTCGATGTTGATTGCTGCTCTAGGCATTAGTTCCCCCTTTCAATCGCATCGATCTCGAGTTCCCATGAGCCCTCATCAATGTTGCGGATGCTCACGATCTCAAGTGTGCGACTACCCATCGAGATGCGATCGCCGTGAAGGATGTCTGCCTTGAATCGAATGCGGACACGGTGCGAGATGGAAGCCTGCCTCGCCATGCCCTGCTCTTGCTCCCTGCCTGACAAGGGGCGAACACTCGCCCAGGTCGTGTAGTAGGTATTCCATGAGCGGGTCACCTGACCGTAATCATCCACGGTAGTTGATTCATCACGCTGAAAGCTGATTCTCTGTGTTAATTCGCCTGCTTTGAGCATTAGTTCACAATGCCTCGACTAAACATTTTAACGATGTTGTCGACCGCATAGGGCACTTCGTAATTTTGCGTTTCGGAAACGGCTTCTCGCTGGTTGTACCAGTGCGCCACCAACATTTTGATCGCTTGCTTTAAAATCGCTGGCACAACTTCTGCGTTGCCGCAACCTGCGACATAGGTCACCACGATTGAGTTGTAGTCATCAAGGTAGTCGGGCCAAGTCTCATCGTAGGCGGGCATGACACGGCCCGGGTTCGAGGTTATGTCAACCTGGTAGAGTTCGTTGTTCCAAGTCTGGAGTTCGCCATCGAGGTCGTAATATTGGATTGAGCTCACCGATTGCACTGGGCCTTCGAGATAGAGGATGCCAGAGTCGGGGAAGTCGTCAATCGAAAGCGCAAGAGTCTGCGTCACCATTTTGTGACTGGCCATCTGCTCGAGCTGCTGTCGCGCTGCGGTGATGAGCGTATTAATTAGAGCGTCATCGTCGTTGCCATCGATGCGACTGTGCAGTTTCATTTCTGCGAGGGTGATCGGTTCGGTCGCTGGAGGAGTGACAACTGTCAACATTAGCGTTTCTCTTTTTGTTTTTTCGAGGTTGCCTTCTCAGCTTTGGTTGTTCGGGTTTCCGAGACCGGAGGAACGAGCGCTTCAACAGCGCTCGCCCATCCGAGTCGGACACAATTTGCTGCCTCTTCGAGCGGGAGGTCATACACCAGATTTGCATCATAGGTGAACGACAAGCCCGCCACGGAGGTATGAAATTTAACTTTCATGTTTAGCTAGCTGCCATGATTAAATGCTTGATGGGGTCAGTGCCAGCGTCGAGGATTCTTCCGTCGTGACGGGAGAAACCAACAAAGCCAACTTGGTGATAATCGGCATATCTTTCTTCGAGGCGCAAGAGTGTGAAGTCCTGAACATCTCGAATGATATACTTGGAAAAATCACCGTAGTAGATAGCCTTGGCGCTAGCCGCAACTGTTGCCACATCCTGATTGATCACGACGGGAACACCGAAGAGAGTACCAGGGGAAGTCGCAGAAAGGTCGTTCATGAAGATCGGCCTGTTCTGATCATCCACCAGTTTTCGCACAAGCTTGAAGGTCGAGTCGTGCATCATGAATTTAGCATTAGCACGATAAGCTGGATCGAGCGAATGCTGAAGATCAAGCAACTCAGCGAAGGTGATTGCGTCAACAGCGGCAGCAGTTTTACCTGCACCGGATGCCGAGATCCCCTGTGGTTTTGAGGAGTTGTCACCAGTGGTTGCGTGAGTATTAAAGATCCTTGCGATCCTCTCGCCCAAAGCGCCGCCGATGAAAGATTCCAAATCAATCGCAGAATCTTGCAAGAGTTCAGACGAAACTCGGATGAGCTTCGATGAATACTTATAAGCCTTCAAAGTGATCTGGGCAAAAGTGATATCTTGCTCAGCAACTTGAGTATTCTCAGCAAGGATTGCGCCAACATTACTGTGATCACTCACGGTAGGAATTGGGAGGTCATTGCCTTCTGCTGTTCGCAAGATGGTTGCGACTTCTCGCATCCCACCGAAAGCCAGCAAAGAAGCTTCGAGCTGATTGATGAAACCTTGGGGAACGGTATAACCACCAGCGGCAGCGGTCAAGGACTGAGCACGGGCTTCGGCTTGGTTCTTAGGAGCCTTGGCATTCAATTTGAATGATAGGCGATTGTTGCCAAGTTCTAGGCCAGATCGTTGCGCAGCGTTTCTCTGCTCATTGGAGGCACCGTTTACGCTATGAAATCCGAGCCATCCTCGTAAGGCCAGTGCTCGGTCTGAAGTGCTTTGACGATCGCCAAAATCGCGCACAAACGCAGGCGCTTCGATCGGTGAAGACCTTCGTGCTGCGGGTCTTTTGGAGGAAGCTTCGAGTTCGGAAAGCTTATTGCTACGAGCGGTGCCCGCATCGTTAGAGGCAACAGCTACATCAGCGGGGCTGCCAGCGCCTTCGAGTTCGCTGATGCGGGCTTCGTGTTCATCAACCTGAGAAACCAAGGCTTCAAAAGCGGTAGCTTCTTCGGGTGTTAGTTCTCGTTTTTCGGTGGTGCCGTGAGCGTGAATCGCACGGGCTTCGGCAAGTTTTGCGGTGCGCTGGTTGCGCAGGGTTTCAATTTCGGTCATTGGATTTCTTCCTAATATTTGCGGTATTAGGGCAGTGCATCAGTCTCGGTGAGAGACATAAAAAAACGCACAGGCCCCTGAGTACGGGATCTGTGCGTAAAGACTGCACTGATTTCGATAATCGATTAAACCACGGATCTGCGATCCGTCAACAATCGTGCCAAAAAAAAAGGAGGGGGTGGAGGAATTCCCCCACCCTAGTCCACGGAAAGGCGTTTGCGTGAACTAAGGCGAGTCCTTAGTTCATGTTGCTGGACTACCGATCACCCCGGAGGCGAAGCTCCCGCAGGCGTTGCGCTGACCGGATGGCGTCCTGGGTGTAGATCGATAGCGACCTCACAGCAACACTGGTGTCCGGGTAGGCGGGGTAGGTCACCACACTCACATCGTGGAGCTCCACGGCGAGAAGACTGCGCACCCGTTTGCCATCAACCAAGTCCCACGCATCCTCGGAGGTGGTAAAGGCGAAGCTCATCTGCGAGACATCACCCCGAGACATGACCGCCATCAAGTCGGCAGCATACTGGGTGTCAGGCGGGTCGATGGTAACCTTGAGCCCTGTCGCATCGCTCTCAAGTCTTAGGGTGCCCGAGACCGTGCGCCCGAGGATGAGACTAGGATTGTGATCGATCAAGGCCCGCACATCGGGGTTGCTGTCGAGGGAGCGGGTGAATGCGCCTGGGCGAACGAACTCTCGGAAGCCGCCAAGGTCTTCGCTCGAGAGATCATACTTGGCTGCATAGCCGATGATCTTCTGCGCTGCGACATCAACTCGGAGTTCGGTAGAGAACCTGCGTTCAATCGTATTAGTTTTCATCTTTGACCCCTTTCATGTTTTGAATCTTAAGCGAAACCGCTTCGGCAAGTTTCGCTGCGGTCACTGATCCGCTGAAGTCCAACCAAGTTGAGCGGAACTGGTCGAGGTGCCTTTGCACATGACCATCGAGATCGGTGGTCAGGCCAAACGCTTCCAAGACTGGTGAGTAGGCGGACACGACGCGGGCCCGATGCTCGGCACAGAAGTGATCGAGCTTGGTTAAGAACTCTGCTGGTTTGTTGGCAAACCTCTTCACGGCTGAACACTCCACATTTTGAAGGCGTTCACCTGCATCGTCAAGCAGGCGCAAGATGATCGACTCATGAGAGCGAGCGGGTGTGGGTGCCACAGGTGCCACTGGTGCGGGCACGCTGTCAAGCCCGTTGAAGATTTGATCGACCACCGCTTGCGAGAGGAACGGGAATGATGCGATTGCGATCGCCTTGGCCGATGCGATCGGGATAAGCTTCATGCCTACCTGAGTAACCAAGTCAACAAGACTGGTGATCTGTGCGCCGTTCAATGCGGTGCTTGCGACATCTGCCCCCGCTGCTGCTGCGGGTGCTGCGATCGCTGTCGGGTCTTGGGTCTCGGGTGTGGGCACTGCCACCAAACTCGGATCGGTTGCAGGCGCTGCCGTGGGTGCGGTGTTGATCGATTGCATATTCATTGGCTGCATATAGACATCGCCACCCTCGATCGGGTTCATGTTTTCTTTTTCTCGGATCTCGTTCACCGAGAGCCAGCCCCAGTTGCGAGCGACCGAGTACGACTGGTAACGGGCAGCGATCTCGCCCCGCAATTTCCCATCGACATTAAACTCGAAAAAGAAAGTGCCTTTGTCTTTCGGCCTGATAATTTTGCGGTTAAGCTGCTGCTCCCAACGAACTAGCCAAGGGCGAAGCGTATCCACGACAAACGAGATTTCCATCTGTTCGAGGGAGTTGTACGAAGTCTTGGAAAGATCCTTGAGTTTGTTGGGTGGCAGGTTGAACCAGCGGGCGATCTCGATGATCTGAAACTCTCTTGATTGCAAGAACTGCGAATCGTCAGGAGGCACGCCTATCGCTTCCCACTTAAGGCCCGCCTCGAGCAAAGCGACCCTGTGACTGTTCGCACCACCGGCGTGAAGTTCCTCAAACGATCTGCGAAGGTTCTGCCGTGCTTCGGGTGAGAGTTGCCCAGGGAAAGTCAACACGCCACCGGGCCGAGCTCCACGCCCAAAGTAGCCAGCACCGAAGCTTTCAATTGCCATTGATAACCCGATCGACTGGCGTGCCAACCCGATCACGCTGATGCCTGAGATGCCATCGAATGATAGACCGGGGATGTGCAACATATTGCCAGCGGTGATGAAAGACTTTCCCCGGTTGAGTTCGTAGTAAAGCTCACCCGAGTCGGTGCGCCTGGGCGTTACCATAGTAGGGTCAATGGGCCAGAGCTCGACCACATTCCCCTCGAGGTCACGCACGATTTCAGAGTAAGAATTTCCATGAAGAAGCAAGTGCGCCATCGAGGCTTCACGCCATTGCAGCGAGCTCATCTCGGGATTAGGTTCATCATGAAGGAGCGTGTGCAGCGGGTTCGCTTTTGCGTGTGCCTTGCCACCACCCGGCAGGCGTTCGTAGTAATTGAGCGGAAGCGAGGAAACCGACTCGGCAATGCACCTGACCGCAGCATACACGGCAGAGTATGTAAGGGCAGTATCGGGTGTGACGCTGACGCCCGAGTCAGTTGAAGAACCACCGAAGAGCTCGTTCAATCGAGGGTCTTTTAGGTTGCCACCCGATAGGGAAAGCGCCCGAGAGATAAAGCCTTTTATGCGTTCGATCATAGTAGTGTTATTCCTTGGGTGTCGTATATGTTGGTTGCGTTTAAGCTGCTGACCTGCGCCCGTCCGAGTGCCATAATCGTCGCCACGATGCCATCGATTTTCTCGACCGCTCGGCCTTTGTGCATCTTGATGTTGCCTGCATTGTCTCTCTCCACCTGCACATTCGAGAACATCCAACGGAGCACCGGGTTGCCATCGTGTGCGATCTTCTCAGAGAGCACCAAGACCTCAAGTTCTTTACTCGGTGCGGTCATCGCTGCGAAGCCCTGCCCGAAGCCAACAAGCCAATCGGGCCTGCCGTTATTCTTGCCCAGCGTTTCGAGATCCTTACTGATCTGGTTGATGTTCCAGCGATCAACGGCGATCTCTTGGATGTTGTACTTTCGTGCTAGGCCATCAATGACCGCAACCACCGCACGGTAGTCGAGCGATCGCCCAGGCGTAGTCACGATCAGGCCTTGGCGTTCCCAGTCATCAAGCCTGTGCTTGTTGTTGCGCTCTCGTTCTCTCGCTGCGTCCGCAGGTGCGAAGAAGGTCGGCACGATCCAGTAGGGTTCATTGGGTTCGATAGGCGGGAAGAGAAGCACGAATGCCGTTAAGTCGAGGGTTGATGAAAGATCAAGACCACCGAAACACATTCGACCGGAAAGGTCAGGGAGATCGCGGGAGCACGCATCCCAACGCTCGAGCGAGATCCATCTCGTCTCCTGCGATGTCCACTGGTTCAAGTGTAATCTTCTGAAGGCGTTCTCTCGGGAAGGGTTGGCGCTGGCTTCTG